ACCTGAAAGCATTGACTCCGTTTGAGCGACTTGGGGGACGACTATTTCGGGAAGCGATGGTTCAAAACAGGGTATCTGAAGAGGCCCTCCTCTCAATCGCAAGCCATCTGGATGCCAAGGGGTTCGAGCTTAAGGCAAACCTGAGGCCCGCTGATTGGGAACACATTGCGGTCTATAACCAGCATCATGCCCGAAGAGCGATTCGCACTTTCCAGCAAGCGATTCGATGTTTCCCGCGCGAGGTCCGCAGGGGTTTGTCGGAAGCCAAGCGACGCTATGAGAAGGCCTGCGAGGTCTGATTCCGGGCTCACCGGATGTCCCTATCGGGCGACAATGAAATTTTAGGCTCGCTGGCAACTTCCTGCGTATACGCTGCTTATCTTTTAATTTTCGTCCACTATTTTACAGATGCGCCGTCAATGATTGCGCGGACGCCGGAATTCTATCAATCTCAAATTCAGTGATGAGGCGAAGCGCATATCAGCTCTCAAGGCTTAGCGCTGGAAAGTCCTCGTCACAGAACGCGGAGGTTGAAATGGTTTCGCCGTCGATCGCACCACCCCTCGAGATCTCGTACAAACCGCTGCCCTCATTGAAGCCGTACTCAAGGAACGCTCGGACGCATTCCAAGCACCAGATCCGCCAGATCGCTGTCAGCATTCAGGAGTTTGGCTTCACAAATCCAATTCTCATCGACTGCAACGACGTCATTGTTGCCGGGGCGGGTCGATTCGAAGCGGCGAAGTTGCTCGGCATGACAGAGGTGCCAACGGTTCAGCTTGCAGGTCTCAGACCCGACCAGGTTCGTGCCCATGTTCTGGCCGACAACCGCTTGGCCGAAAAAGCCGGCTGGGACAATTCAATCCTCGCCATTGAGTTGCAGCACTTATTGACCCTTGACACAGATTTCGATGTGACGATCACAGGGTTCGAGATTCCGGAAATTGACCTGATACTTCAAGAGGCGAATCAACCAAACGACGAAACCGACAAGTACGAGGAATCTATTGGGCCTGCCGTGACACGCCCCGGGGATTTGTGGAGGCTTGATAAGCACTTCATCCTTTGTGGCAACGCCGTGGATCCAAGGTCATTTCAAACCCTGATAGGCAAGCGGCGCGCAGCTGCAGTCTTCGTCGATCCTCCTTACAACGTAAAGATCGAGGGCCACGTTTGCGGCAATGGATCCATTCACCATCGCGAATTTGCGATGGCCTCCGGCGAAATGAGCGAGGAGGAGTTCACCACCTTCCTAGAAACGTGCTTCAGTTGGCTGGCACGATACAGCATGAACGGATCAGTTCACTACGTTTGCATGGACTGGCGTCACGTTGGCGAACTGCTCGTGGCTGGACGGGAAACTTACCAAGAAGTTCTGAACGTGTGTGTTTGGGTTAAGGACTCTGGCGGCATGGGATCGTTCTACCGATCGCAGCACGAGTTGGTAGTTGTCTTCCGAAAAGGGCCGGAACGTCACCGCAATAACGTGCAACTTGGCCGGTACGGCCGCAACCGGACCAATGTTTGGCGGTACCCGGGAGTGAATACCGCCTCGAAATCGGGGGAAGAAGGCAACCTACTCGCCATACACCCGACCGTGAAGCCGGTCGCTCTTGTCGCCGATGCCCTGCTGGACTGCACAGCCCGAGGCGACATCGTCCTCGACTCATTTCTGGGTTCAGGCACAACCCTCCTCGCCGCCGAGCGGACAGGGCGGGTCTGCCACGGCATGGAGATAGACCCGCTGTACGTGGACACAGCTATTAGGCGGTGGCAGCGGTACACCGGTGGGCGAGCAATTCAGTTGGCTACCGGCAGGAGTTTTGGCGACGTGTCTTCTGAGTGGGAGGCTGAACGTGAGCGGTAGTAACGAGCCAATTTACCCGGTGGGTTACAAGAAGCCTCCACAGCATACTCAGTTCAAGCCGGGCCAGTCCGGCAACCCTCACGGACGTCCCAAGAAGGTCGCGACCTTCGAGGAGGCCTTGCGTACGGAGCTTCTCGCTGCGGTCACGGTGGTCCAAAAAGACGGGAAACGCCGCAGGATTTCGAAGCAGACGGCAATGCTGCGGCAGCTAATCAATGAGGCTGCTACGGGGAACCTTCGGGCAGCGATGTGGATTTCGAAGTTGGCACTCAGTCTGAAGAGCACCGAACGAAGCGCCCTGGATGAGCTGGTCCAGACAATGCGCAATCGACACGCCCAACTCGAGGTGGCAAGCCAGAAGCAAACTCGGAGAACGCGAAAGAGTGGACCCGGCCGGCGCCAGGAAGTAGCCGGCACGACTGCCGCAGCCGGAGGTCCACGATGACCACCCTCAATTACGGGCCCCGAGCCGAACGGTTCGCCATGCGACCGCCGGAAGAAGACTGGACGATTAACATTCTTGAGGGTGCGATCCGAAGCGGCAAGACCTGGTCACTGCACCTCAAGATTCTTTACTGCTGCACCTACCCAGTAGCTGGCCGCAAGATGCTCACAGGAGTTTCCAAGCAGAGCATCTACAACAACGTCCTGACTGACCTGTTCGACCTAATCGGATCCGAGAACTACAACTACAACCGAAACTCGGGAAGGCTTAGACTCTTCGACTCGGAATGGCTGGTCATCGGCGCTAAGGATGAAGGTTCGGAGCGCTACATCCGCGGGCTCACGGTCAGCGTTGCGATCTGTGATGAGTTGAGCCTTATGCCGCAGAGCTTCTTTCAGATGTTGCTGAGTCGACTGTCACCGGAGGGAGCACGGCTGTACGGGACAACCAACCCGGACAGCCCCTATCACTGGCTGAAAACCGATTATCTCGACAACCCGGAACTGTGCGTGGCTGGAATCTTGTGGTCAGAACATTTCACGATGGAGGACAATCCCAATCTGACGAAGGAGTTCGTAGCGGCGCAAAAGAAGCTTTACAAAGGTTTCTTCTTCAAGCGATTTATCGAGGGTCTTTGGGTTCTGGCCGAAGGCGCGATCTATAAGGATTCTTGGTCCGAGGAACTCCTCTACGACCTGAAGGACGAGCCGGCGGGGCTTCGCTCGCCAGGCTGCTACCAGCAGCGGATCATCGCCGTTGATTACGGGACCACCAACCCAATGGTCTTCCTTGATATTTACGATGATGGTCAGCGTTTTTGGGTCGTTCGCGAATACTACTGGGACTCAGCCGTTGAGATGCGCCAGAAGACGGATGCTGAGTATGCCGACGACCTGGTAACCATCATCGGTCCGTACAACGACGCCAAGGTGATCGTTGATCCATCGGCAGCTTCGTTCAAGGCCGAGATGACAAAGCATGGGATCTGGCACGGAGACGCAGACAACGAGGTGAACGAAGGCATTCGCATCGTCTCCATGATGCTGAACCAAAAGTTGGTGCGGTTTTGCCGACAGACTGCACCCAAGACCATCCAAGAGATGCAGACCTACGCGTGGGATGCCAAGGCCGTGGAGCGCGGTGAGGAAAAGCCCTTGAAAGTGCACGATCATGGCCCCGACGCACTACGGTATTTTGCCAAGTCGGAAGTGCCTTACTGGAGAATTCAGTCGCGCTAGCCGGTCCGCGCGTCACCTGCAACCTCACTCCACCGCGACGACGTTCCGGCCGTCCTTTAACGTCGGCGAATCTTTCGGTGCTTTCTCGAAATGGGGAACAGCGACCCTTTCAGAGACTCGTCAAAATCGCGGAAGAGACTGTGTCGGTCGGACGCGCAATCACTTCAAATCCCGACCCGCCGGAAGCCGAGACGCTTGCGCTGCTCGTTCCAGTTCATGGGGAGATCGCTCCAGAGTTTCTGCGCCGTCAGATCGTAAGGTTGACGTCCGTCGAGACTTGCCTCGACGATGTCAGGCGCAAGGAAGGCACACTCCAGAACCCGTCCTACATATCGTTCGTCAAGTCCAGTCTGCTCTGCAATCGAACGCCGGCCCTTCGCGCTGCCGTTCATGATGCGTTCTCGCCAGTCGTGAGCACGTGCGATAGCCTTTAATAAGGAGGGTGCTGCCGGCCTCAGGATTTCGCCCTTCGCGTTGGGCGGCAGCACTAGCCTTACTTCTCCCCCACAGCGCTTGAGCTTTGCCCCAGCTTCCAGGACAAATAGATCATCGCCGCCGGGTTGGTTGGAGCCGACCGAGCCATCCTTTATAAGCACATCGCGAAGTTCCGACCGGCTGACATTCAGCTCGACTTTGTCCTGGTGCACCACAACGCGGTTGATCACTTGTGCGACTAATTCCCTGAGCTTCTGGGGCGGCGCCGAGGGCCATTCGCTCGATGCACTTCGGGCAGCGGTAACCAGCTGCTGCGTCTGAGCTGGCGTGTCTGTCGGGAGACCAAGTTGATCTATGACCTCGTGGTCGGATTGCGCTAGCGTTCGCAGTCTTGCCAAGACCAAGCTTTCGACATCATGCGCCGGCAGGCGAATAGGTCGGCGATCCGTGTTGCCGTTATTGTCCTTCGCAGGCTGGCAGACGTAGTAGCGATATCGTCTGCCATTCTTTACCGCATGCGTTGGAGTGAAGCCGTTGCCGTTAGCATCCTGCAGCAAGCCCACCAGGAGGCTTGGTGCGGTAGCCCGTATACCAGTTCTGCGTCCTTGGTTGTCGCACCTCAGTTGAGCCTGGACTCGGTCCCAAAGCTCTTGCGACACAATGACTTCGTGCTCTCCGGCAAACACTTGATCGCGGTGGACAACTTCACCCCGGTAGATGCGGTTCTTCAGGATCTCGTAAAGCGCCCCGCGCGAGTAGGAGCTTCCACCCGATCGGTTTCCGGCCAAGCTGATCCTCACCTTGCTCTTAATCCTTTCGCGGTCGAGGTGGCTTTTCAGCTTGGACACGCACCCCAATTGAAGATACAGCTGATACAGATCGCAGACCAATTGAGCTTCTTTCGGGTTCACGATCAGCTTCCGCTCCGTAAGGTCATAGCCAAGCGGAGGGACTCCGCCCATCCACATACCCTTGCGCTTCGAGGCGGCGATTTTGTCCCGAATCCTTTCTCCGGTGACCTCCCGCTCGAACTGGGCAAAGGAGAGCAGGACATTCAGAGTTAGCCGCCCCATGGAACTGGTGGTATTGAACTGTTGGGTGACGGAAACGAAGGAGACGCCTCGGGCATCGAGGGTCTCGACGATCTTGGCGAAGTCGGCCAGGCTGCGGGTCAGCCGATCCACCTTATATACAACGATGGTGTCGACCTTTTTGGCCTCGACGTCCGCGAGCAACTGTTGCAGGGCTGGACGGTCGAGATTCCCGCCCGAGTAGCCGCCATCGTCATAGCGGGCCTGAAGCGCTCGCCAGCCTTCCTGACGCTGACTCAAGATGAAGGCCTGACAGGCTTCCCGCTGGGCATCGAGGGAATTAAACAACTGCTCCAGACCTTCTTCGGACGACTTGCGGGTATAAATGGCACAGTGAACTGCGGCTTTGTGTTCCGTGCTCATTTGGACCTCAGGGAAGCAGCCGTCTTGGACGGGCTGGATTTCAGGCCAAAGAACAGCGGCCCTGACCAACGGGTGCCGGTGATAAGACGGGCGATCTCAGACAGGCTCTGATACAGGGATCCTTGATATTCGTAACCTTTCGCTTTGACGGTTACGACGTGGGTGTGGCCTCGCCACTGGCGGATGAGGCGAGTGCCCGGCTTGAAGCCGGGCGCAGCGGAGATCGCCGCGCCGGGATTCTTCTCCAGCGCCCGTGCCATTGGCGGAGCCGCTGACTCGCACCCGGGCTAAGCGCCCGGAAGGCCCGTTCCTGGATGCTGTAGGCCAGGATGCGAACCATCAGCTGTCGGCGAAGTTGCTGAGGCGGGGCGGTTTGGAAAAGTTGCCGCCACAGGGCGCAGAGGGGATCTTTGCCCATTCTGGGCAGAGAATCAAGTTGGACCGCTAGGTTGGCGCGCATGTTGCCTCCTGAAAGGCTTTGGCAACATTTCCGCTCTGTTCGGGGCAACAATCAAGTCAATTGGGCAGGTTAGCCCAGGAAGACGAGCGCTGCTGGCTGCCGGGTACGGATGGCGAACAGATGGCGCTGGTTCACGTGGACGTGTG